GTATAAATGATCGAGCCGCACGCAGTCATCGCAGTCGCCCCATCCCTAAGGCGCTTCCTGAGAGACGTACATCTCCCTATATGGAGGCCGGCCACAGCTGAATTGAACGAACTATGGAGACAGAACGGCCGATATCAGACAGACGTTTATTTTGATGGTTCACCGGAGAGCTTGACGGTTCGCCAGGCGCGCGCGCACGGGTTCCTGTTTGTGGGGGGAAGCGCAGAGCGCTTCGCCTTAAAGGACGTAGCGATCCGACCGGATATAGTTATAAGACGTGCGTGCGATGCGAAAGATTTTGAGACTCAGATTGGACAGTCTCGCGTCAGGATGCGTCGGTCTTTTGGGAACATCATTCGAGGATATGCCTGGACGCGTGCTACCTACTTCCATGGGAGCGAGGTGGAGACGGTTGTGCGGGACCATCTAGTGGAAAAACGGATCTATGGCTTACCACCCACTCCTATGCTTGCTGCCCCACGGACACAATGCCTTGAGGTGCCCTCCGCCTGTGACGGCCCAGTGGACGAAAAGTTAGTGAGCCTCCTGGACTATACTTGCCACAGAGTGAAGAATGTCATCTACGTGGGCGCAGGTGATGGTAGAACCCTTTTGAGCTTTCGCCGAAAGGACCCAACACGCGCTCAGGCAATACATTGGACGCTCATTGACCCCATCACACCCGATATTCCGCACGATAATGTGCTGGTGGTACGGACGGCAGTCCGGCAGCCCTCGGACATTGTACCGTATCGGAGAGACGGGCCTACGGCGTTAATCTGGGATGTTAGGAGCGATCGCGGGACGTTGGACGATGACTCATGGGAACGACGTGCGGCATCAGAGGATCTCCTGGGGCGCGCGGTCGCTGAGGGGAACCGTTGGCTTGACATCTCATCGATCAAACTGCGGATCCCTACAGGGGGCCTCTTAACTCTAAGGGCCTCTTGCGTCACCTTCCAGCCCGGCGCGCCTTCAGATATGTATGAGCTGCGCGTGATATACTCTCATCAACGCGATTGGCTTCCCGTTTCAAACATTACGCTGGACTTGGACTGGATCCGGAGAATGGTCCCTTTGGTACATGGCCGAGATCGGGGTCGGCGTTTGAGAACCTCACTAATTCAATTCTTGCATATCGAGCGTCGCGATGCGTTCCACTGTATCGAGACGCCACGGGCCGATCTCTTCTATTTGACCAATGCGCGCAATTCTGGCGCAGACATTTTTACCGTCGTTGAGAGGTCTGAGGTATCCACCCTATGGGCGTCACGCGAACCAACGCTTGAGTATGACGACATACCTGTTAGTCGAACAGAGGTTATGCTTCGATGTTCAACCGAGACTCACTGTGTAGTAGACGGCTTGGGATTTGTGCTGTTACTTATGTTTTTGCATGAGCTCGATTTAGAAACATCGTTCGACCCGCAGTGGGCCGCGAGGTTTATAGTAGTTTTTCGAAGGCGTGACCTCTCAGCCGTCCCCGATGTGTGGCTTTGTCGATTCATTGGCTTGCGCGTGGCGTCCTCAATCATAAGAATTCGAGATCCGGGGATACATAGAGTTGCCGATCTGGTGAAGAGCACTGGTCTCGATGTGTCCGGGCATCTGTTTGTCACTTTGGTATCCGGCGCGTACGCAGTTGATCTGATATGCTGGTTTCGGATGATAGTGGAATGGAGCGTGCTGGGGCGAGAGGCCAAGCTTAAGCAATTGGCGCAGGCAGGCGCGGAGGTCATCGAGTGGAAGGATGATAGAGCGGATCAGGCATGGCACCGACCAGAGGACCTACGAGCGGCGCTGAAGATATTCTCACGTATGTGCCCCTCTCTCAGCGCGTTTGTGGAGGCGCGCCTAGATGACTTACGCATCATTGAGCGTACCCAGGGCAAGCGAAGCCCGTAAGGGGACGCGGCCGTCATTCAGAGTAC